TGGTGTGCATGCATACGCTTACCAGAATCGAAGGGAGGTCGTGGTACACTTGACCGCTGGCGCTACGGGGCGATATATTATAGACCCCGTTCTATACCCTTTGGCCAATGGCCTACAAAGCAAAGACCCAGCGTATGAACAAAATCGAACCGTCTGTATTGACGATGGCTTTCGTATTGCCGGCTGGTGTCGGTGTATCAACAGTAGACTTGTCACAATGTGCGAGTTTGGTGAACCGTCGATTTTATCGTCAAGGTATTAATTGGGCTGTCGCCGGATTTAAGGTGATCTCACCTTCTGGTGCTACCGGTGCTCTCACCGTTGCCCAACTCCCGAATACTTGGACTCTTTCCAATTCTTGGGAAAAAGGCATGCGGGCTTGGCAACGCATGAATCGCGAAGCACTCTCTGAAGCGGATTCTGTTCGTCCTCGCTTTTTGGATTTCAAAATATATGCTGATGCTGACCATCATCAATTAGGCTATGGTGCTAATCTATTGCCAATTGATTTGAATGGTATTGTTGCAACCCCTGGGGAATGGGAACCATCTAAGTTTCACATTCCTTTGGCAACACCGGCTGATCCAACAGCAACTGCAGACCGTGAAATGGTTGCAGTTGGTCCTAATTACCCTGGTAATGGAGCATCCGGATACAATGCAGTTTCTTTAATTGAAGGATATGCTGCTTCACGTGGGCTTCCAAATGTCTTGGACCCTAACGCTCCTGTAGATGCCGCGGATACGGCTGGAAATACTCCTGCTAATTGGTTGTCCGCCGTTTTTAATGACGGTACAGACCAAAATGAAGAGGTTCTGGAGTCAATGATTTCTGAAAACAATATTGCACCATATCCATTTGAAAATGATGGTGTCAATTTAGATACTATGTATCCAGGTGGAGCCAATCAATTGGCTACATTACAATATCACGATAGTGCTTTAATTTCGGGTACCACCATTGGCGGTATTACCCGTCTAAAGGGTGGGAATTTCCCGTGTGGATTGATTCGAGTTTCATCGAATATAGACGCTCCCAACACAGTGTTGGTTGTTGATCTCATTCCAGGTAGCCATCGTGGATACTTGTGTGAACCTATGACGGAGATGTGAAGAATGAATGCAGCAGCAGAAACAATCGAAGTCGCTAAAGAAGCGGTTACTGCCGGTTCTATACTTAATCATCTGAAGAACAATCGTCTTGAGTATCTTCTCGGCGTTGGGCTATTGCACCTTCTTGGTGTCAGTGATGCTGTAATTACCCGCGTGTCAGGAGTGTGCTTCTGATGGCTTATAATTACGGTAAGTCTTTCAAGAAAGACGGAAAAATGGTCCGGTATCGGTATACCGATAAGGATCCTAAATCAAAAAAACTAGTTGCTGTTGCTACTAAGAAAAAAAACACACGTAGAAAAACCACGAAGTGATTACCGTGTGTCCTAAATGTTCTTCGAACAAAGTTACTGGCGCAATTATTGATGAGCATCCTAAACAACCCATATGGCATTTCGTATGCGAAAAGTGTGACATGGAGTGGGTTGAATGAATTTCTTTGAAATTGGTGGATTGATACTCGAACTAGATTCGAAATCGGAAAATCCACAGATACCAGCTGTTGCACGTGTAGTGTTATCTGCTGGAGAAAAATCTTATTCTAATTCTAAATTGTCTGATATTGCATTTATGAATGCATCTAGCAGCAGAGATCGCAATGCATTAATTGCTATGATAGATGAGGCACCTTACATTCCCCCTGGGGCTGGTTTACCAGGTGTCGCATGGAACCTACTCAAGAAGGCTCCTGGCTTTTTTGTAGACGTCCAGCAGTATTCGATGACTCCACGGTTTGTGTTTGAACAAGCCGAACGACTGGAAAATCGATGATACTGATTAAATACCGTCACTTCTACCCTTTGGGTATGGCGGGTTGTACTTCAACAAATCAATCGTCTTTATATTCAGACAACGAGTGTGAACTGAACTACCTTTTAGGTGAGAATGAGAACACAGTCCTTGAAGACACTCGTTGTATTAATTGTGGGTTTGATTATTGTGGGTGTTGGAGATGAATTGCAACTGCGATTTTATCAACTCATTTCATTGTGACGGTGATTGTTTACCGCGTACGGTGGAAGAAGAATGACAGAACAATTGTGTTATGCTTGTCATAATGTCATGAAACTTTACGGAACTGTAGAGTACATGGCACCATGGCATTGTAAATGCCAGAAGAAACAGATTAAAGTGAAGCGATCTGTTCAACAACTGATTACTTATCAGTGTAAATGTCCTGTTAGAACACTGAAAGTGTCAGGACGACGCATCGTTTACTGCCGATGTGAGTGAAAATCTTACACATCTTGGGTGTATAGTTTTTAGACCTTCACCTCCGGTGGAAGGGCGAAGAAGATGGTAATGGTGTGCATGCATACGCTTACCAGAATC